ACGGCATCCGCAACGGCTACGGCATCAGCGACGGCTACGGCATCCGCAACGGCTACGGCATCCGCAACGGCTCCGGCATCAGCGACGGCTCCGGCATCAGCTACGGCTACGGCATCAGCAACGGCTACGGCATCAGCGACGGCTACGGCATCCGCAACGGCTACGGCATCAGCGACGGCTACGGCATCCGCAACGGCTACGGCATCCGCAACGGCTCCGGCATCAGCTACGGCTACGGCATCAGCAACGGCTACGGCATCAGCGACGGCTACGGCATCAGCTACGGCTACGGCATCAATAATTCAAAACATTGCACAAAATGCGAAGGAATATCGCGCTGCCTGTTTTGCTACGGCCTTGAGGGTGCAAAGCTGATGCTGTTTAACAAGCCGATAAGCGAAGACCGTTTCAACGAAGTTTTCGAAAAACTGGGGGACTGGTATCCGAATTTTACAAACGCCGAAGAATTGAAGGCTAAATACGGCAACGGCGAATGGGAATCAACCCCTGCGCCGGCTATCAGCGGCAGAACGGCAAGAGAAGCCTACGCAGAAATGCCGGACGATCTGAAAGCACACATCCGGTCCTTGCCGGAATACGACGAGGAGATATTCAAGGCGATAACGGAGGCGGACGAATGAAACAGTTTCAATGGGCGATAGCGGTCATGTGTCTGCTGCTGGCGGCATGGCTGATAATCGTAGCGCTTGCGTTTCCGGCAAAAGCAGAACCGCCGGAGATGAACGCCGAGGGGCTGTGCGTGGTTGAAGTCAAATATAATCCGCAGCCGGAAACAGCGCCGATATACACCGACGCAGACATAACAGCCCTTGCGCAGATGCTATACGGCGAGGCTCGTGGCTGCACGGTAGACAATCAGATGAAATGCGTGTGGTGTGTGCTTAACCGCGTTGACGATGCGCGTTTTCCTGACAGCATCATCGGCGTTGTGTCGCAACCGGGGCAGTTTTACGGATACAGCCCGTACTTTCCCGAGTGGGATAATCTGCGCGCAGTGGCACGCGATGTGCTCACGCGCTGGAGCATGGAAAAGCAGGGCGCGCAGGTTCAGCGGGAGCTGCCGAGCGGGTATCTGTGGTTTACCGGCAACGGTTCGGAGAATGTGTTCAGGGGGGCGTACTGATGGACAAGGTCGATAAAGCGATTGAACGATTAAAGCTTGGAAGCGATATGTCGCTGAAATACTACGGCAAGCCTTTAATGATTACATACTCCGGCGGTAAGGATAGTGAGGTGTTGGTCGACTTGGCTATCAAGGCGAAAATTCCCCTTGAAATCGTCAATAGCCATACAACCGCCGATGCGCCGCCTACTGTGTATCACATACGTAAGCAGTTCAAGCAGTGGGAAGAACAGGGGCTTGATTGCAAAATTGTATACCCCACATATAAGGGTGAACGCGTATCAATGTGGGCGCTGATACCGCAAAAGAAAATCCCGCCGACGCGACTTGCAAGGTACTGTTGCGAAGTGCTTAAAGAAACAACTGGTTCCGGCAGAATGATTGCTACAGGCGTTCGCTGGGCGGAAAGCAGTGCACGGAAAAATGGCAGAGGTGTTTTCGAGGAGCTTGGTAGCCGCAAAGCAAAAAATATACTACTCGACGACAACAATGTGACGCGCAGGCTTTTTGAAAATTGCTCATTAAAAGCGAAACGAGTAGTAAATCCAATCATCGATTGGAGCGATGCCGAGGTGTGGGATTACGCCGGCAGCGAAAAGCTTTGCATGAATTTGCTATATGAATGCGGGTTTAACCGCGTTGGTTGCATCGGGTGCCCGATGGCTGGTAGCAAAGGGAGACACACGGAATTTCAGCTTTTCCCGAAATACCGTGATTTATATATCGCCGCTTTTGATCGTATGCTGAAGGTTCGCAAAAATGAAGGCAAGGACGATTCAAAGGGCGGATGGTATGATGCGCGAGCGGTATTCCACTGGTGGATGGAAGATGGCGTTTTGCCCGGTCAAATAGAAATGGAGGACATACTGAATGAAAGTTTTGGTAGCCTGTGAGGAGAGCCAGACGGTGTGCAAGGCGTTCCGCGCAAAGGGGCACGAGGCGTACAGCTGCGACATAATTGAGCCGTCGGGCGGGCATCCTGAGTGGCACATACTCGGCGACGCGCTCAAAGTCTTAAATGGCGGCACGATAATCACGATGGACGGACAAGCTCATGAGATTGGCAAATGGGATTTGCTAATTGCGCATCCTCCGTGTACTCACCTGGCGGTGTCGGGGGCAAGGTGGTTTAAGGAAGGTGTTAAACCGCTCAGCCTAAAATATGAGGCTGCCGCTTTTTTCTTGAAGTTCGCAGAAGCGGATGTTGAAAAAATCGCAATAGAAAATCCGATTTGTGTTATGAGTACGCTCTATCGTAAACCTGACCAAATCGTCAATCCGTACCAATTCGGTCACCCTGAGCAGAAAAAGACGGCTCTGTGGCTTAAAAATCTTCCGTTGTTACAAGAAACGGACAATGTGCATGAGTATATGATGACGTTGCCGGAAAAAGAGAGAGCGAGGATATGGTGGCTGGGTAGTAAACATGCAAAAGAGCGAAGCAAGACATTCCCAGGCATAGCCAAAGCAATGGCCGACCAGTGGGGATAACGACATTTTAAGGAGGAGTAATATGGCTGATACTGATCTTTTAATCCAAAACCTAAGGAGCGAAAGCCGAAATGCTTGCACTGTCCGTGCAAATAGAAATGGAGGGAAATGTGATGGACGCCGTTAAGTTTATCGAGGAGCGCAACAGAATGTGCAAGAGCTTTGGTAGGAGATGCAGTGACTGCCCTGCTGATAAAAATATTTGTTGCGATCCTTTTGGATGGCGAAAAGAGCTGGCGACAATTGTTGAGGAATGGTCTGCTGCACACCCGTGCAAGACACGGCAGAGCGTTTTTCTGGAGCAGTGGCCGGAGGCATATGTTTCCGAAGATGGATATTTGGATATGTGTCCGCTTGAGGTTTCCGCGGCTCACAGAGATGCTGACGGCTGCTGCTCGACTCTTGACCGCCTCTGCCCCGACTGCCGCCGCGAGTTCTGGATGCAGGAGGTGGAGTGATGGAACGACTGACTGAACGCTGGGGTGAAGATGACGTATGGGTGAAAAACCATGATTACGTTTCTGCGGCACACCGCCTTGCCGCTTACGAGGACACAGGGCTTGAGCCGGAGGAAGTCCTGCCAAAAGATAAGGCAGACGAGACCGCACTGAAGCTTATGCGCCTTGCTGATCTGGAGAATTTTTGCAGTTACACCCGCTTGCGCGAGCTGGCCGAGGCCGACAAGGCGGGGTATGTGGTGGTGCTGCCGTGCAAGGTGGGCGATACGGTGTATGAGGTTACAAATCGAAAAACCATAAGCGAATACCGAGTAAAGGAAATTTGCGTTGAATTGTTTTGTACATTCATTGAATGGGATATCGTAACCGGGTTTGTTGATAAATCTGTTTTCGGCGTATCGGTTGACGAGATCGGCAAGACCGTATTCCTGGCCCGCGAGGAGGCGGAAAAAGCATTGGAGGCAAGGAAAGATGGCGACAAAACTAATCTGTGACCGCTGCGGCGCGGAGATAAACCCAATGAGCTCCGTGACCCGCGCAGGAATGTGGCGGCATAAAATGAACGGAAACGAGACCTACTGCGATCTGTGCGTTTCGTGCGCGCACAAGCTACGTGCGTGGCTTAGCGGAAAGGAGCCTGACAATGGCTGAATACATAAGCCGCGACGCAGTATATACGGCATTTGCGAATGCTGGTACAGACGTACTCGAAAGAGCATCCGAAATTATTTATATTGCTGGCTTTAGCTATGAACGCGTCATAGAAATACTGGACGATATACCAGCCGTCAACGTCGCGCCTATAAAGCATGGACAGTGGGAATGGTTTGACGAAGATACAGGAACACCGATTACAGGCCATGAAAGGGAATGGGGCTGGCGTTGTTCTCACTGCAAGCATGAACTGCCGGACGATTACGACGATCCTGATTATCGCCCGATGATAGACTATTGCCCCTATTGTGGGGCAAAGATGGACGGAGGTGCTAATAATGGCTGAATGCATAGAGCGTGAAGCGCTGTTACACGACATCGAACAATCGGTGGTATATACGGCAAAAGAAAAAATAACGAGCGCAGAAATGCGAGGCGCTCACAAAATTATCGAGCGCATTAAGTGTGCGCCTGCTGTCGAGCCTATTTATATTCACGAACCGATAAAAAGCGAGTTTAAGCGCATGGCGGTGCAGATGGATTATGTGCCGGTGGTGCATGGACAGTGGATTATCGGTGTTGATGATGACGACTTTGATGTAAAATGCTCAAAATGTGAATGGACTGATATCTTTAAAGTTGCCGGAATCGCCGCTGTGGAAAGAATCGCTAAAACCATGCATTATTGCCTGAACTGCGGCGCAAAGATGGACGGAGGTGTCAGCGATGGATGAAACAAGTAGAGATAAACTCAGCGGTGCAATGTGTGCTTTTCTGAGCGATGCTATCCGCATTGCCGACGAGGGCAACTACGAACGAGACAGCTTCGTAAAGGCAAGTGCAGAAATGTTCAAGATGATAACGGAAATCAGCACATTTGAAAATTTCAAGATCAAAGATAGGCAAGTGCGCTGCAAGGACTGCGAATACAGCTACGACGAAATAAGTTGTCTGTGCTGTTCGCACGGTGTTTGTGTCGATTGTGAAGTACCGCCGAATTTCTATTGCGCAGAAGGGAAAAGAAAGGAGCCTGACTAATGACAGCAGAGATGGCAACAATGTATAAGCCCGAAAAGAGCATTTCGACTGAAATCTTGGATTTTCTCGATTGGTTTTCATCGGACGAGCCTAACGAATACGAAAAAGGCATTATAACCGGCTTGCGTATAGCGCAGACGATTGCTGAAATCGTTGAAAGAAACAGCGAGGTGGACGAATGACACGCGGGGAATATATGCGCAAGGCGCGATTGGATGCAGGGTTAAGCATCGTGCGGCTGGCCGAAATATCCGGCATAGCCCAAACCACGATAAGCCTGCTTGAACGCAAATCACTACGCGGCGGCTGGATAGATACAATAGAAATCCTTGCCGATGCGCTCGGACTGAGTATCGACGAATACGTAGGCCATAAGGTGGTGACTAAGCATGGGTAAGCAATCGGCATTTGCAAAAGCCGTGCAGCGCGAAGTAGATATCCAACTGCGGCTATACGGCAGAAACCGCATGCAACTTGCGGAGGACGCGGCATTTATGGCAGCAAATGAAGTTTTAGGCTTGGGCGCAGGACGCGCCCGGGCGTTTGGCGAAGCGTTTGTTAAATACGCAAACGAAATCGCGGAACTGGTGGTGGAAGACAGCAAGGCCGATGACAGCATCGAGTATGCGAAGGTCACGCTTGACCGCAGAATCAAAGAAATAGTGGGCGAGGATAACTTCTCGCCATTCGATGAAAGGTATGGTAGGCGATAATGGCTAAAAACGTAGGCTGGGAAGCCAAAAGCAACCATGACGGCAGCTACACTGTCTTTGTAAACGGCAAAGGCTATCACTGTGCCAACACATATGAAGTGCTTCGCTTGTTAGAAGACACCGGGGAAAAATCCGAATATCAGGCAAAGCAGATATACCAGCAGGCGCTTGAAACCTACGGCGGGCAATTGCAGACGTTCGTATGCATGGAAGAAATGTCGGAGCTGCAAAAGGAACTTTGCAAGTATGAGCGCGGCGAGGATAATGTTGAACATATTGCGGAGGAAATAGCCGATGTGCGCATTATGCTCGACCAAATGGTTATAATGCACGATTGCGAAACGCTTGTAGAAGCCTATAAATCTGCAAAACTGGCTCGACTGAAAGAAAGATTGGACAGCGTCGTTCCGTGTAGCGCAGATGGCATTGATTATGTTATTCCAAAAGAAATATACGATAATCTTGCAGAAGAAACCGCAAAAATATGTGACAAACTACAGAAACGTTAGTCGAAAGGATGGGAAACATGAAAAAATTTTATGTATACAGGCACAAATACCACAAAAATATTTATCTTGCGCGAAACTGGAGCTGTTGTGGCGGCGGCAACGCAAACACCGAGTTTTACTATGCTACAGAAGATATCTTTACTGCGCTAAAAGATGCCGATTGCGACAATTTTCTTGATTGGGCAAAAAACGGTTTCTTGGACGACGACGGGAAAACAATGCTTAAAGCGAAGATAACTGATCGAAAAACAGTTGATATCGACGGCTACATTGGCACGATAACAAAGAAATTGTCGTTCCCTGTAACCGAGTTTGAGAAAGTGACATTCGCAGAGGTAGAAACATGAAAAGATTACTATATATAATACGCCTATGGCTGTTAGATGTTCTCGGCGGTGTGCCAAAGCCGCAATATGATTATTTGCACGGCCTGCTGCGTAGCGAACGCAAAGACTTCGATGCACTGTGCCACGATTACAATGAAGAAATAGAAGATTACCGCGAAGCTATCCGCGAAATCTGCCGCCGCAGTGAAAACACCTATTACGACTGGTGCTGCGATCAGTGCGCTTGCAACTGCGATAAGCGTAACGGCTGGTGTAACGATTTTGAACCTGTGCGCTATGAAAAGTGACTGCCGTAATTGCCCGGATAGAACGCCGTTTTGCCACGCGGAGTGCGATAGCTACAAAACCTATTGCGCAGATAACAAGGCCGATAAAGCGGCGAAAAAGGCGTATTTAGAAAAGCATAATGCACCGGACGGCGTATTGATCAACGGCTATATACGCCGAAAGAAGAAAACAAGATTATTCAATGGAAAGAGGGTAAAGTGAATATGTATTCTATAGAACGGCCATTAGAGCCGCCTGATTTTCCTGCCCCCGATTGCATATGCCAGGAATGCGACGGTTGGTTTTACGGCGACGATGTAATGTACATTTCCAACGGTCGGCGTTTGTGCCCTGACTGCTTCAGGGAAGAAATAAGCGATCTGTCGACCGAAGAACTCGCCGAGCTTATCGGCGCAGAGGTTATAAACGCAGAGGACGCAAGGGAGGTGCATAAACCATATGGGAGAATGCGTTATTGTTTACGGTAAATCCGGCAGTGGAAAAAGCCGAAGCCTACTTAACTTCGGCGAGGACGAGATTTTTCTTGTTAATGTTATCGCAAAACGCTTGCCGTTTCGAAAAAAATTTAAGTATACAATGGTCAGCGACAATTCTGTTAAGATTATGAACGGCCTGAAAAAGATGCCGGTAAAAACGGCAGTCATCGACGATAGTGGTTATCTAATGACTAACGCATTTATGCAAGGCCACTCAGCCCCGAAAAGCGGATCAAGCTCATTCGATCTTTATAACAGCATTGCCGATAGCTTTTGGGGACTGCTGATGTTCGTCAAAAATGAGCTGCCCGAAGACGTCATAGTCTACATAGTCGTTCACGAAGACACAAGCGACTACGGCGAGACCAAAATACGCACAATTGGCAAACTGTTGAATGAAAAAGTATGCATTGAAGGCATGGCAACTATTGTGCTGCGATGTGTAGTCCGCGACGGTAAGCATATGTTTATCACGCAGTCTGACGGCAGCGATATAAGCAAGTCGCCGGAGGGCATGTTTGAGCTTGAGATCGAGAATGATTTAAAATTCGTCGATCAAACAATCCGTGAGTACTGGGGGCTGTGATATGGCTAAGTTTGAAAACGGTGTACCCGGTTATGTGGAGGGTACGGCAACCGTCAAGGTATTTTTCCCGATAGACGCGACCGGCAAAGCACACATCAACTGCCGACAGTGCTATTTCTACAAATGCAATACTTACAGGTGCATGCTTAATAACGAAGTGTGCGCCGAACCTGATAAATATGTGGGTGTCAGTTGCCCACTTGAATATTGAAACAAGAAAGGAACAAGTAAACAATGATTAAATCTTACAACGGCTTTAAAGCAGAACGCACCACAGCGCGTGAAACACTCCCGGCAGGCGGCTATGTAGCTAAGATCATGGACGCAAGCGTTATCGATTACGATTGGGGCAGCGTCCTGAAAATCGATTTCGACGTTGCTGAAGGTGAACACAAGGGCTTTTTCGCGGCAGACTATCGCGCAAACATCAACGATGATAAGAAATGGCGCGGTTGCTATCGCATTAACATCCCGAACGAAAGCAATCAATATTTCGACAGTCAGAAGAAATCATTTAACAACCTTATAGCATGCCTTGAGGAAACCAATAACGGCTACCACTGGGATTGGGATGAAACCAAACTCAAGGGCAAGGGGCTCGGCGTTCTGTTCCGTAATAAGGAATGGGAATATAACGGCAATACCGGCTGGACAACCGAATGCTGCGCCGTTACCACTGCACAGGATGTACGCGACGGCAATTTCAAAATGCCGAAGGACAAGCCCCTTAAAAAGGCCGACACTGCATCCGCTTATCCGGCTGCGACATTCGCAACAATGGATGACGATGATAGCGATCTGCCGTTCTAAAGCCTATGACACCGCGTGAAATCGAAGATGCACTCAGTGGCATGGTTGTACTGGTGGATACGCGAGAACAGGATACACCGCGCCTCAGAGCGCGATTAAAGGGCATGGATTGCCCACACGAACGGTGCAAGCTCGATTTTGGCGACTACTCGGCGAAGTTTTCTATAGGCGGCGAATGGCTGATGCTAAACGCCGCCGTAGAACGCAAGATGGATTTTTCAGAATTAGCTCAATGCTTCTGCAATGGCCGTGCACGCTTTGCACGGGAATTTGAACGCGCCAAAGCTGCCGACGCAAAGATCTATCTGCTGATAGAAAACCAGTGCTGGGAAGATGCCTACAGCGGCAACTATCGCAGTCAGATGAAACCGCAGGCATTTGTTGCGTCGCTGTTAGCATGGCTGGCGCGTTATCGCTGTCAGGTCATATTCTGCGATCAACGTACAAGCGGCAAACTGATACACGATATCCTTTACCGTGAAGGACGCGAAATGCTGGAAAGGATGATGCTAAATGAATGCAAAACATAAAAGCGCATTAATAAAAGATATGCTTGATTTCGCCGTTGTTGCTACAGCTTACGGGCTTGATTTTAATCGCGCCGGTTTTGCAAGATGTCCTTTTCACGCCGAGAAAACGGCATCATTCAAAATCAAAAACCGGCATAGCGCCCATTGCTTTGGCTGTGGCTGGTCAGGCGACGTCATCAGTTTTACCGGGCAGTTGTTCAATCTCGATTTTGAACAATCGACGCGAAAGCTGATTAACGACTTCGGCTTACCGATAGTAGCCGACCGCAAAATGACTTTACGCGAGAACAGCGAGATCACAGCAACCTATAATGCGGCAATAACGGAATATAACAAATGCAAGCAAGCCGAAAAAGAGCTCCAGCAGCGCTATGAGTGCCTTTTATGGGTATATGCCACACTTGATAAGTGGAAGCGCAAATATGCCCCTGAGAGCCCTACAGAGCCTTTAGACGAGCATTACATCATTGCCTGTAAAGAAATCGACGGTGCAGCTTATAGGCTGATGCTGTATTCATAAGGGGGATAGTATGACGAAACTGATTGACTGCAACCAATTAACGGATGAGGCCATAGCGAACATGAACGCTACCGAGCTTATCAATTCCGTTTTGGTTTCGTTTGATATCCCCGACGTGATAGAACGCGAACGCATACAGGCGCTTATGCAGATAAGAGCGGCAGAAGTTGGCGCAAAAGTAGTCGTTAACCGTCAGCTCGGCGCATACCGCCAAAAGGACAAGCAGCTTGAAGCCGATTTTAAAAAATCACAGGCACAAGATAAAAACGACCTTGAATTACGCTTAAACGACAAAGGCGTACCCGTTCCAACTATCGACAATTTTCTTAAAATCATGCGTGGGAGAATGGAATACAGCAGCATTCGCTTTAATGTGCTGCGTAATTCGCCTGAGATCACGCATAACGGCGAAATATGCCGATGGTCGGACGCGGATGCGGCGCAAAGCCGAAATTTCTGTGAAGCCAATTACGGCCTGTACAGCGACAAAAAACACTCTGACGCTTTACGCATTTTGTGGAAGGAACGCGAATATAACCCGATAAAGGACATAGTTGACACTCTTGAATGGGACGGAGAAGAACGTTGCATACATTTTCTCTCTAAATGGGCGAAAGTCGAGGACACCACCTATACCCGTGAGGTCAGCCGCCTGATATTCGCCGGTGGCATCAACCGGCTCTATCTGCCCGGCTGTAAATTCGACGATGTTCCCGTACTTATCGGCACAAAGCAGGGCGAGGGCAAATCCACGCTTGTTAAATGGCTTGCCATTAACGATAGTTATTTTTCCGAAGTAACCGAAATGGACGGTCAAAAGGCCATAGAGCAATTAGAAGGTGCGTGGATATGCGAGGTTGCGGAGCTGCTTGCGCTTACCAAAACAAAAGAGCAGGAGGCCGTCAAGTCCTACATAACACGGCAGCGCGACAAATATCGCCCACCATACGACGTTAATGCAATGGAGTTTCCGCGTCGGTGCATCTTTATAGGCACGACCAATAACGAACAATTCTTACGCGACAAGACCGGCAACCGCCGTTTTTACCCCGTAACAGTCAATAGCAATGGTTATGATCTACACGATCACGAGCAGGAATGCCGTGATTATATCATTCAATGCTGGGCAGAAGCGCGTGTAAAATTCGAGCAAGGCAAGATGCCAGCTTTCGCAGATCGTTCTCTGCTGTCCGAATACAAGCATGCACAGGATGAAGCAATGGAGGATGATTGGCGTATCGGCGTTATCGAACGTTATCTTGATAACAAAGCTTGTGGCGACACAGTGTGCATAAAAGAGCTAAAGTGTGAAGCCCTGTTTCCTGATAGTAATTTCCAATGCGACTTGTCACCGAAAGAGTCTCAAGAAATCTCTCAAATCATGTCTAAGCTGTCAGATTGGGAAAGGATAGGTCGAATTTACACATCGAATTATGGTAGACAACGCTGCTGGCGTAAGAAAAGCGCAAGTTTAACGAGCGAGTGCGAGTTACCGTTTTAAGCGCATTGCACAAACAAAAGCAACAAAATTAGTGCAATATGTACAGAAAAGTGGACAAGCGCCCCTCCTTGTCCGCTTCCTGTCCTATATCCTGTCCTACGGCTCAAGCCATTGGTATTACTATCTTTTCTCTTTCTTTAGGACAGGTAGGACAAGAAAATAATAATAAAGAGTATTCCGTAAAATAGAGTATGGTGTACACCATATAAGAAAATGAAACACTTATATACGGAAACCAGTGGACATGCGTCCTTGTGTCCCGCGTCAAAATTCGAAAATCGGAGGTGTTCAAAATAAGCAATTTGTCAATAACTGCAAAAAATATCATCCTGCAAGCGGCTCAAAATACGCCCTTACAAGGCACTCCAACACCGGCTGACGAACTGCTATATTACCAAGCTCGAGAACTCTATGACCTCCACGCTAAAGGCATGATAACCGCCGCTATAGGCGCTGAACGCAAAAACAAAATCATAGCCGCCTATATAATCAATTCAAATCGTGAGCAGCAATATACCCAAAGCAACATGCAAATTGCAGAATTCTACAAATCAATCGAGGTCGCCGGTTGCAATTATGCCAAAAATCGAACAATCGAAAACGCCGATCAACTTTACTATGAAGTCTATCACATGATACCGAAAGGAGCAGCGTCATGAAAATTTTAAAACCTGGGAAAAACAACGAAATTACGAAAGAATGTTCTCGTTGCGGCTGCGTATTTCAATACAGCCCTTATGCAGATGTTGAAGTAATTGCGTTCGGCCTCGAACAATTAGCATTTGTTAAGTGCCCATCTTGTCGAGATGTTTCTCCTGTTCCGACGTTCCACGAATCTCACAAAACCAATAACTCTACAGAAGAAGGTGATAATTGATATGGCAGAATCTAAGAATAAACCCACTAAAGGTAGAGGCGGCAAAGCTAATTATCCATCAGCTAAATTTTCACCAAAAACCGAAGAAGATAAAGCTTTAGTTTCTAAGTTGCTTTGTGAGGTTATGACTGAATATAAACAGCCGCGTGTCAAAAGCGATGAAGAATTAGCACAGCGACTTGATGATTATTTTATGAGGTGCGCTGTAAACGGTCAAGTACCAACAGTCGAAGAAATGTGCATGAGTACGGGATATTCGCAGAGCACTTGCTATGATTGGGAAGTAGGAAGAAACCATGGATTTAGCCCTGAAACTTCCAATATTATTAAAAAAGCGAAAGAAGTTTTGAAAACTTTTGACGCGAAACTTGTTATTGCCGGAAAGCTCAATTTCCTCGCTTATTGCTTTCGCGCGAAGAATTATTATGGCCTGAAAGATAAGCAAGAGGTTATTTTTACCTCCACTCAGCAGCTTGGTGAGCAAGTACCGGCAGAGGCACTGGAGAAAAAGTATCTCGAAGACGTGATCGGAGCATCGGCCAGCGACTATGAGGTAGACCCTTGAGCGACTATGCCAGCGACTATGAAAAAATAAAACGACTATGACGCAGTTAGGCGGCGAAGCCGAGCAACTTTCACACGACTATCGGGAAAAGATCAACAACTATCGCTGAATCGTCAGCGACTATCAAACGACTATCGACTATGCCCCGTGCGTAAGCGCTGAAAAATTTTTAGACTTAAAAACCGAGCAAAAAGCAAAGCAAAACCGCCGAGCGCCTGTAATGGGCACTCGACGGTGTTTTTATTTGTTGTGATCCGCGCAGCTCACGTTGTCAAAAATGCGTTTGTTCGTTAAACGCCACTGAAACGCGTTCTAAGCGGCTTTTATTTTGCAAGGGTTTATTACACTGACACGCAGAAAAACCCGCTCACAAACGATTACGGAGGGCAAAAACAAAGCGCATATGAGCATACAGCACAACGCGTTGCATTTTAACGGCGCTGCAATCGGCTTTTCTCGTCCGGCCATACAGCCGATAGGGTAAAAAGAAAATCGCCCTGAAGCGTGTTCAGGGCGGCGCAGGAAGTTATTTATTTTTCTTCATGCAATCAAACAAAATCATGATCGGAAGTATAACGATAATTAATAAAGCTGTCATTTTTCGATACCCTCCTTGTTTAGCTTTCCTCAAGAATTATTGTTACATCGTCGTGATCGGTAAAGTTATGGATATTATAAGCCATATATTTATAAATTCCTGTGTAGAGCTTTATGCGGAGCTCACCAAAGCAAGACTCGGTTTCAAGATGATGTTTTTTTGCCCATGTAGCAATTAATGTGGCAGGCGTAAAATTCGCGTTGCTTTTAATAGCTTCACTAAAAGAGTGTACCCATTTAATGCCGTCGTAGTGTTCCGCGCTGATCTCGTTTACGATGGCGAGAATTTCGGCAGTGGTATAACTGGGGTTCCGCTTGTGTATGCGTTGCTCTAAGCAAAGATTTCGCCAGGATTGGCCGCCTTCGTCGGTGTACTGCGTGTCAATGTGCAATCCAACAGGGTTGATGATTTCTTGCACGGGGCGTTTCAGCGGTGCCCCGTTGCGCTTGTTGGCATAGCGCAGCTGGCTGCGGTTCTGCCAAAGGGAGAATTCGAGAAAATAATTCCGGCCGTCTTTGCCGGGGATCGTCTCGTCCATCGTGCATACACGATAATTGCCAACGTCGCTTTTAGTGGTGACCGGGACGCCTCCATTAAAATTACATCCGCGCTTTTCGAGTAACAAATAGTTCTTTCCGTTGATGATCATTGTAATTCCCTCCTTGATTTTTTACGGTGGAGGCGGTACAATAACTGTGCCGCTCTCCTTGGCGGTGCGCTCCCGGTTTGCTTCCTACGGCTTCGGGTGCGCTTTTTTGTTTACGTGCCCATTATAATGCCCATTTAAATATATGTCAAGTATTTTGCAACATAATTTACCCATAAAATATACACAATAATGTGTGCGGGCATTTGTGCACGATGCCCATATAATCATACCCAATTGAAACATGGCGGCAGAGCCGGGGGAGGGGGAAAAGAAACGCGCAACGGGGCCGGGGTTACGCCTGTGAAT